ACAACGCCGCCGGGGATGGTGGAGTCCGCCCGTATTTCTGTATCGGTTAATCTTTAATCTGCCCCCTGTATGGGGGCAGATGACCGGAAGGAGGAAATAGGTTGAGCGTTCTGAAGAACAAAAGAAGTGTATCCAGTTTGGAGTTCTATCATAATGCCATAATGCTCCGGAGAGAAATCACAATGCTGCTCCTCCGGGACTTTGGCATCAAGGACAAGGTGAGGAGTGTCAAGTCATTGTATGGGGTGCCGGGAATGGAGCCGGAGGATGAGCAGAAGTTTCGGGAAATAGTGGAGAAGTATGAAATGAAAGCCACGATAATAGAGGAATATCCGGCATGGCTCATAGACAAGATGAGGAATAACATAATGAATATCCTCCACAACATGATAATGAACATCACACAGGCAAATACGATATATCCAGTATGTGAGAGTGAGTTCTATGACCGGAGAAACTTCCAAAATCATGCCATAGGAAACTGTGAGCAGCTCCTTCAGGAGATGCAATACATTATATCCATCATCCCGGTGGATGCACAGAAGTATATCCGATATGTGGAAATGATTGAGAAGGAGATAGCCCTCCTGAAGGGATGGAGAAAGAGTGACAACAAAATCCTGAAGAAAATCAGGGAGAATGAAGCAGCCAAAGCACAGAAAGAAGGTGCTTCCCAAAAGGCTGAAAAACAAGTATAATTATCCGGGGCAAGCTTTGTATCAAGAGACTTTTCCACCGTTGAGTGCTGTGGTGTCGGCGGCGGCGTTTGCTTTTTGTAACAATAATGGTAATAGTAATAATAACAACGCCGCCGGGGATGGTGGAGTCCGCCCGATTTCGTGTATGTATACTAAGTGTAGGCTATGTGCCGATATACGATACAGGAAAGGAAAGCTTGTCCTTCCGAAAGGTAAAGAAGCTCATCTTCTGATAGAGGGAGGATGGGGGAACATCTTGATGCACCCTGATACGTCAGTTGGTGCTAGAAACGAGGTGAAGCTCTATGAATGATATGGAGTCTGTATATGATGCCAACTCCCTACTTGATGCCTTTAACAAGTCAAAGAAGGGAACAGCGTGGAAAGAGTCAGTACAGCGGTATGAAATGAACCTTTTGAGGAATATCAACCAAACTCAAAAGGAGATGAAGGATGGAACCTATGAGCAGAAGGACTTCTATGAGTTCAAGCTGCATGAGAGGGGAAAAACAAGGCATATTAAGTCAATGCACATCTCTGACCGTGTGGTACAGAGGTCAGTCTGTGACAATGTGCTTGTCCCGGAGCTCTCCAAGTACCTGACCTATGACAATGGTGCTTCCATGGAGGGCAAGGGTATCCATTTTGCAAGGAAACGGTTGAGCACACATCTTCACAAGTTCTACAGGAAACACAAGAGCAATGAAGGGTATGTATTACTGATTGATTTTAGCAAATTCTTTGACAATATAGTCCATGATGGTCTGATAAAGGAAATGCGGAAAAAGATTGGTGATAAGGAGACAATGAGCTTTATTGAGAAGCTCATAGATACCTTCAGGGTGGATGTTTCCTACATGACTGATGAAGAATATGCTAACTGTATGAAAACGCTGTATAACGCCTTGGAACATGCTCAAATTGATAAGGCAAAGCTGACAGGCGAAAAGTACATGAGAAAGTCCGTGGGTATTGGAAGCCAAATATCTCAAATATCCGGAGTATACTATCCCACAAGGATAGACAACTACTGCAAGATTGTAAAAGGCATGAAATACTATGGGCGGTACATGGATGACATCTACATCATCCATGAAGACAAGGAGTACCTGAAGGGGCTCCTGAATGACATACAAGGGATATGTGATGAGCTTGGACTCTTTATCAATCCAAAGAAAACACAGATAGTAAAGCTGTCACATGGCTTCACATTCCTTAAAATCAAATATAACCTAACAGAGACAGGAAAGGTACAGGAACGTATCAGCAAGGACTCCGTCACAAGGATGCGGAGAAAGCTGAAGAAGTTCCGGAAGCTCATGGATGCCGGGGAGATGTCCTTTGATGATGTGAGATGTGCCTATGCCTCATGGAAGGGCGGTGTGAGCCACTATGACTCATACAATGTAGTTAAGAGTATGGATAAGCTCTTTGATGAGCTTTTTATCCATCCATTTATTGGAGGAGGACACAGAGATGAGCAAAACAACAATGAGCAAAAATGAGATAGAACAGAAAATAAGAGACCTGAAGACCAAGCTCTCATGTCAGGAGTCTGATATTGGGGACTGGAAGATTGCCAAGTGTATTGAGTATTCTACCCTTGGGATGGAGTCACCTTATGACCTTCAGGAACTCCACAAACAGAGACAGGTCATCCGTGATGAGATTGGAGCCTTGGAAGAGGAACTTGCCAAGTGTGAAGATGAGGATGAAGCCGCTTCCGAAAAGTAG